TCCTTACTCCATAGTTCTTGTATCTGTTCTAGCGTCATATCTATTCTGAAACCATAATCTAACAAATGTTTTTCTTGCAATCGCAATCACAAACATGATTGACGTACAGGCTATTGTAGTCTGTAGTGCATTAAAGTTCAACGTCAAACACGCCCAAATAATCGCAAGATTAAAAGGAAAGTTAATGACTGTTCCGATTAGGGTATCGCTAGTCGCTTCCTTGAGCGCTCTCTTTTGTTGCTTGTTCATTTGGATTTCCTACGTACCATTTTGTAACTGTACTCACACGGAAGGATCTCCATGCATCCTTATCCAAACTCCACACAACAAAATTATCGCTGTTAGGATCAACGTCTTTAACAGATGGTTGGCTATTTGGAATAAGGTCTTGACTAAGCGTACATGGCATCACGCGGTTCTCACCGGTACCGAGCTTCGTGAACTCAACGGTTACGACGCCTGCTTTTGCTTCTTTGATAAAATTAACTCTACAGTTTTGGTCCATTATATACTCTCAATTTCGAATTTTCTGTACTTGAATGTAGCAGTACATTCAACATAGTCCACGTCAGCTAAAGTCGTGGCAAAAGAAATGTCCGAAAGTGAGGATGGATATGCGTCGGTGAATCTAACTTCCTTGTTAGGATTGCTTGCGCTGTTTAGAATTGTCAGCGTTGCATCACTGTACACTCTATCATCACTCATCGGACTTGATTCGTTTGTCCAAGCCGTAGCTTCGGTAAAATCGTCAACTCTCAATATCGATCTCATCCAATTGTAAAGCTCCATGTAGTTATCCAGGTTCTCGTCAACACGAAAGGTGATTACTAGATCACCGTACACTGCTTGATCACCAGGCATCTGTAGCTTTGTGAATGGGGTCGGTACTTGAGTTTCGCCCATAGTTATAGAGGGGATTGCAACTTGCTGAACAAAGAAGTTCACAGTTGGTATCTTCTTGATAGTAAACCTTGCACCTAGCGGTGAAAGGAAGTTAGTTGTTGTCGGTGTTGTCCCAGCCATAACGGTATTTATAATCCTAGATTACAGCTTTAAAGTCAACGCATAAAAAAAAGGGGTTGCAATGCAACCCCCCTTTCGTTGGTATGAACCAATCTTACATGATGTTCTTGACAAGAACTCTTCTGTAGTACTTGTTAGAGTCATCAACCAATGCACCGTTATCTGCAAGTGCTGTTGTTCCTCTAGCAAAGGGGTTCTCCACGACACCATAACGTGTCTTAAACCCGATTTTCGGCTGGAACGTGTCTTCGCCAACCGCACGTACCATTTGCAGCGGTACGTAAGGGCAGTAGAAGAGACCAGCGTCAAATGCACTAGAACCCTTGTAGCCGACAGTCATGTAGTGAACGCCAGAAGAAGGAGCGAAGTAAGGGTCAATGTAGACTCTGATTCGACCGTTCAATACACCAGCGAACGTGTTACCTGTGTCGTCAACCTGAAGGTTGTTAGAGTTAAGAGCAGGAGTGTAATCCAACACACCAGCCATCTGAAGAGCAGAAGCTACGTCAGACGAGCAAAGCATGAGGTTACCCTTACCTCTACGAGTTTCTCTTGCAATTCTGTTCGCATCTCTTTCGATTTGGAACATCAAGCCCTTGAACTTCTCAACCATCCAACGACCGTTAGAGTCGACGTCAAGGTCAAACTCACCAGCAGTTGTAGTGTTTTCTTGAGCACCAGATACAGCAACCAGGTTAACTGTTCTGACAATCTCTCTGTTGATTTCAGCAAGGATCTCAGTAGAAAGAATGTTTGCGAGCTCTGTCTCAGCGTCAAGACCGTGAATCGCTTTCAGGTCCTGAGCGAGTTCCATAGAGTACTCAGCCTTGAGTGCTCTGGATCTTGCTGTAACAGAAATCTTCTCGATGCTGAATGCCATCTCTGCGAATGCAGCGTTGCCAGACTCACCGAATGTTTCAGCCTGAGCTGTATTTGCACCTTGTGCAAAGTTGTATGTGTTAGAAACACCGCTAGGCTGTGTACCAGTCTGTGCGTTACCGATGTTGTTAGCGTCACCGAGGTTACGAGTAGAGAACTCAGTGTTCGCTTCGTTGTAGAACGCTTCGTCGCCAGTCTGAGAAGTATAACGGCTTCTCATGGCAAAGATAAGACCAGTAGGACCAGTCATGGGCTGTACACCAACCAAGTCGTAAGCGACGAGGTTAGGCATTGCTCTTCTCACCAAGCTAATCAGTACGGGGTCGTAGTTATCTACGCCAGAACCAGTAGCGTTGGTAGGTGCCTCTGCAAGAAGAGAGTTAGGTGCGAAACCTGCATTCTCTCTGAGAGACTTCTCTGTGTTCTCCAAACAAACAGCAGTTACTGACTTTTTGTGACTATCCGTAATATCAGGAAGGTCAGCATGCTCAATAATGGGTTGCCATTTCTGTTGGAGTTGTTCGTACATATATTCCATTAGTATCTCCTTAATTAGAATTTACGAAATTATTTCCTAACAGTTCGCGAAATTGCGTCTGCATACTTGGCCATTTCTCCGGGAACGGACTTAACTTCTTCGTCAAGCTCGACCGGGTCTTGATCTTCAACATCAACTGAAGACCTAGCCTGTCCTTTGTCGAAGTAAGACTCTTTGAGAGTGTTCAACTTTCTAGAGTAATCTTCGATGTTATCATAATCTAAACCTTCCGATAGAGCACGGAGTTTCTCAATTTGTGTATCTGCCAAACCGTTAGCGGCTTCGGCAAATGTGTTCTTTCTCTCAGATTCAAACAACTCGTTAGTGAGAGCAATCTTAGAAGCAGTCTCTTCTTCTAGCTTGCCTTCGAGCTCTTCAACTCTGCTTTCCAAATCTTTAAACACGTCGCTGTTTGCATCTTCAGGGATAGCAACATTGTGTGCTTCCATCAGACCTTTAAGACCGTCCATGAAAGATTCAGCAATTTCTACTTTCAATGAAGACTCTACAGCTACCTTGTTATCTTCCATCCACTGCTCAGACAGATAGTTGATATACTCATCTACCTTGCCAGAGAGTTCTTCAGAAAGAGCTTCTTTTGCTTCAGCAAGCTGTGTATCAAATGCTTCAGAGTACTGAGATTCAATTTCAGTAACTCTTGCATTTACAGCTGCTTCAAATACTGTCTCAGCTTTCTCGCGGAGGTCCTCAGCAAGGTCCTCACCAAAGATTGCATCGATATCTTCTTTAACACCACCTGAGTGACCGGGTGCCATTTCTGTGCCAGAGCCTTGTCCAGGAGTAGCAACGTTTGATCCAGCAGGAGCATCTGTTGCAGACTTGTCAGCCTTTCTCTTAGGAGCTTGCTTGCCCTTAGCAGCAATCATGTCTTCACCGGATTTCTCAGATCCTGACTTTTGTGGCACGCCCATAGCAGGGGGTTCGAACCTAGCTGACTTGTCAGCAGGTCTAGAGTTGTTGCCTTTAGCTACAGGTTCAGCCACAGCTGAATTTTCACCGCTGGCCTTAAACTCGTCAAGTTCTACTTGTTCCTCGGCCACAACAGCTTGATCATTGTCGAACTTTTCTAGTTCATTAGCCATTTGTTTTCTCCTCGTTAAATGTGAGTCTAATACGTTTGCTTATTTATTTATAATTTATATATTTACAGGGTTTTCATAAACGCGTTGAAAAACTCGAGTTTACGTTCCTGCAATTCCCTTGCACTTATTCTGCCAGTGTCTCTAATCTGCTCAATCACTTTCTGTGACTGCCAAGAATTAGAAGCAGCATCATAAATCCACTCAACCCCTTCCATAACACCATTCACAAACGCATTAGGTGCAGAAGGATCAGCTACAATATCACCAGCAGTTGCAAGTTGGAAATCGCCCTGCACTTCATTGATACCGTCACTATTCTGTTGTAAACTACCCATACCTCTTGAAGAAACTCCTAACTGAGCACCTTCATCAATAAGACTCTTTACAATTTTTCCGTATGGGGTGTCCATGATCTTAGCTTTCCCTACAAAATCATTTCCCTCTTGCTTGAGGTCTTTGATCATGTGAGAAACTCTCTCAAGGTTAATGGTAGGACCATCTGGATGGCCGAGCTCACCATAGGCCCTGTTTGTCTTTACGAACGTATCGTTATATCTATTCACTTCTTTGGCCAATGTCTCCATTGGGTACATACGTCCGTTTCTATTCTTGATTCCACCTTGCATGAAAATGCCTTCGATGAAATAGTCTTTACCTTTACCGTCCTTTGCTTCAGTAATAACTGGAGCAATGTCATTGAACGTTACTTCTGATATTAGCTTCATGTTAGTCTCCAAACCCTACAGGAGTAAACTTGCCAGCACCAGCACCTAGATAAATTTTATCTGAATGAGACTTAGCAACATAATGGTCACCAGCAGATACTGTCGTGTTACCAATAGCAGTATTAGCACTATCGACCAATGTGATTGTAGCTACTGCAGTAGTGTGAACCTTTACAAGCGTTGCTTGGTTTGCAGAGTTTGCACCAGACAGAGCAGTAGGCGCTGTAAACTCGTCGCCTTTGATAATAAGAATTCTATCACTCATCGTCGGCCAACTCCTGCGCTACTTCATAAGCAAAGTTTGCAGCTGTTTGGAAATCGTCCTCTAACAACTGGTTGAACTTAATAAGGTTCTCTTCTGTAAGCGCTTCCTGGACCATCGCAATAGCTGACTCATACACATCAACGTCTTCACCGTCATGGTATGATGCTGCTTTAGATGTATCCTTTTTGATTCCTTCGCCTTTGAATACGGCGTCCTGTTCTGCCTGTGTTTTAAAAGCAGGGTGAAGTTGGTGTTGTACATTGTCTTTGTGCTTGCCCACGAAATTCTTCTCAGCTTCAGACTTAGGGTTTGCAAAGTCTGAAACCTCGCCAGATTGCATATCTGGATCGGGTACAATGTCAATCTTTTTAACTTCAACAATTTGTCTAAGTGATTTCATTTTCTTCCTCGTTTTCTACAGGCACTTCATCCTGCTCAGGTTCTTCTTCACCTTCATCGTCAACGAGTTCTTCTTCCGCTTGATCAAGCTCATCTTCTGGCTCTAGATCAAGTTCCTGTTGAACTTCAACTGGTTCTGCATCTGGCTGATACTCTTGACCAAACATTTGGTTAGCGAGTTCCGATTTAGCTACCTCAACTCTGGCAGCAAGTCTATCTCTAAGGATAGCATCTAGAACTTCACCAGCCTTGTTTGGCTTATCATCCATTGCCAAATCAACCAAGTCTTTAACATCATCTGTCATCATATTCTCCTAGTATATTTATATATCTTATGCTTGCTCTGGCGGCGCTGCTGGGAATCCATTGTCCTGAGGTTGATCGTCACCTCCTTGCTCAGGCTCCATATCGTCCATGCGCTCTTGCTCTGCTTCCGCATCGGCCATCATTTCTGCATGCATATTTTCAATTTCTCTATCTGTTTGCTTGAGAACATTCTTCTTGACCCACGCAGTACTAAAGTACTTACCAAGATAAGGATCTACGTCATTGACAGCACTGATTTTCTCTCTAAAGATTTCGAGTTCTTTCAGTTCAGAGAAGTGACTGTCTGTTACATAGTCAAATCTAATCTCTCTTCTGATGGCGGGCCAGTCGTCAGGCGTGATAATACCTTTCAACACCAGTTGCTTTTCTAACGCTGATTCAAATAGTCTCGAGAACTTGAGACGTACTCTTGCAATGAACTTCTGAAATTTAATCTCATCTCTTGAGATTTCAGAAGCTCTACCGATAGCGAAGCCTTGATCAGGCTCCAATCTTGACACAGGAACATTCAATGCTCTGTATAATTTTCTCTGGAAGTATAGAACGTCGTCCATCTCTCCCAAGTTTTGACCTGCAGGAAGTGTGGTAATCTCTGTACCTTTACCACCTTCTCTTCTAGGTAACCAGTAATCTTCAAGCATGGTCATAAATTTACGATCATCTTTGAGCTCACCGGTAGATGCGTCATACACAATTCTATTCTTATGCTTTGCCATCATATCTCTAAGATACTGCTCAGCTTTTAGTTTTGGTAGATTGCCAACGTCGATATAGAAAATTCTACGTTCTGGTGCTCGAGATATTCTATAAATGACCGTTGCGTCTTCTAAGACTCTTAGTTGGTTTAGTGGCTTGATAGCTTTGTGCAAATGAGACAAAACAAGTTTGTTGTCTTCACTCATCAAACCTGAAGTACAATGTAGGATACTATCCTTAGCGATCTTAAGGCCTTGTGTAGTTCCTTGAGCGGGATTCATTACTCCAGCGCCGCCCTTAAACCCTTTCTCATTGTACATATAGTATTCTTGCTTGGTTTTAGCCAAGTTTATTTGATTTGGTCCTGTTCCAGACTTTTTCTTTCCTACTTCGCGGACCTTTCTGATCTTTCGGGGATCAATATATCTAAGTTCTTGAATACCTTCTTGTACATTGTCTTCATCAATAATGACGTGGTAGTACAGTCTACCATCAATGTACCAATGTCTAAAAATTTCGTATGACTGTCTTTCAAAGTCTAAGAGATCCTTAACGTTAAGGAACTCGTCATGAATTTTGTCTTTGATATTGTCGGCGACACTAACGCCGTCTAGATTTATTTCGACTGTATGACTGTCTGGGTCATACACAATTGATTCGTTTACGACATCATCGATTGCATTTTCACATTCTGGCTGCATAGCCATTTGACGATATCTAGTTACTAATTCACCTTCGGTTTTAGCTGTCTGTTCGAGATCTACATACTGTCCATATACGCCGCCTTCTGCAACGACGACTGCTCCATCATCTTCCGACTTCTGGACGAATGAACCTAAGTCCTGAGACTCTCTGGACTTCCTTGTGATTTCGAATCCGAATAATTCTGCCATGGTTACCTCATAATATATTTATGCAGGAGTATATTCCTGATAAAAAGAAATGAGGGCAACGTTAAGTTGCCCTGTTTCTTAGTTTCCGCCCGCGTTGCCTGTAGAGCCACCGGTCACTTCCCACCAGTCGTATTGGAAAGTTACCTGGAACTCTTGTAGGGTATCGGTAGCATTCCAATCAACTTCCATCTCAGTAATGTTTACTGGGAAGATTCCGTTGAAGCTGTACTCTCTGATAGGTACACCTGTTTTAGAATACTGAATAACCTGAGCAGTAGACTTGTACGACAGATCGCTTGACGAACCAAAACCTCTTACGTTGCCAAGGTGAGAGTTGATAGTTTGCATCCACTCTTCCATAGCATTTCTAATTAAGAAGTCCTCGTCGTTAATTACTGTCACGTTCCATTCAGCAAATGTTCTGTCACCTGCAATCTTTACCTTTCTACCGAAGTATGGAACTTCAATGAAACCTAAAGTTGAAGCAGGAACCTGCGATGCCCTTACTAGGAAGGGCGTCTTCAGATCTCCTGCACCGTTTGCTGGGTTAGAGATGTTTACTTGGAACAGGGTAGGTCTAGCGCCACCAAGTGTTAGCTGTGACCTAATTTCGTTAATGTTAAAAGCCATTTTTTATCTCCTATTCCTATTTATTAAAACTGTCCAACAATCTCTGAGAATTCAACCCCAGACCTTACTGCGACGAAGTTCAACTGGATGAAGTTAATTGATCTAGCAGGCTTGATATAGATGTCTCCAACAAACTCGTTTCTATCAATTACTCCAGCAGTGTTGTTTGTATCGTCACAAACGACCTTGAAGTCAACAATTCCTCTTCTTCCTTGAACATCTCTTAGGAAGGGCTCAACCAAGTTTCTAAACTGTGCTCTTGTGAACTCGTCGTTGAATTCGAAAAGAGTAAACTTAGAAGCTGTAGCAATGGCCTTCTCAAGCACGATGAACAATCTTCTTACGTTGATTCTATCAAATGCAGAAGGCTTACCGAGAAGTGTCTTATCACCGAACAGGATTGTACCTTGTCCTGGGAATGTCACTACTGGGTTGATATCTGCTTGATACAATTGATCTCTCTCACCCTTCTTAGGATTGAAAGCTAGCTTAACAACGTTCTTGACTCCGCCTCTGTTATAACCAGCAGGAGAGAACCAAGCATCTCTAAGCTCATCTGTCTGAACAGCAAGACCAGCCATATCGCCATTGAGAGGGATATATCTGTATCTGTCAGAATACTTGCAGTACATATACTTGTAACCAGAATCCATAAAGACATAAGACGAACCATTAATGTCGTTTCTAAACGCCTTCACGTCTCTTACTTCGTCACCAGCATTACTTACTACATCGTCTTTGTCAGGAGAAATAAATGCGACACAATCTTTTCTCGACTCGACAATATTGTCTCTAATATACTTAGCAAGACCAGTCTTAAGAGTACCGCCAATAGCTTTACCTTGAAGTACAAGGCTGATGTCAACGTCTTCTGCAGACTTGTACAAATCGTAACCTGCAGTCACTGAAGCTAGTGAAACTGAACCTTCAACAGCAGTATCTGCACCACCTTGAAGCGAATCGTACACAGCCGCTGTAGCATCAGGACCAACTTGCCCAACTGCAGACAATGCACCAGTAGTATCTACGGCAACACCGCTAGTTTCTGTTGTAGCGTGAATCCAATTCGAACTTCTGTCGATTACATCTCTCCAGTAGTTAGACTCTCCAGACTCAGTCTTGGCATCTGTTGCTCTAGAAACGCCTTCAAACACTTCTAGTACTGTGCCTTTTGTACCAGTGACAACACCATCTTCGTCAATGACTACCGCGTGGAGTTCGTCACTTGCACCACCCTGAGCTTCTGTATAAGCAGAAGTGCCGGGTGCACTGTTTACAAGATCCCAATGTCCCCATCTTCTCTCAGCTGTAAACACCTGGGTGTTAGAGTTGTGAGCGGTGGCAGGAATGTCTGTTGCACCAGTGTAGGCATCTTTAAGTGTAATTGCTGTTGCAGAAACAGCAGTAATTTCTGAGTTAAAGAAACCAACTGTACTGTTACCGTAATATAACTTATCCCCAACAGACACTGTAGATGTCAGGTTGTCTGAAGTATTAGCAATCTTAGAACCATTACCAATAGTGATGGTTGTTGAGCCTAGATTTGAACTATAAGCAGCTGTTGAAGTACACAAAGATACTCTCAACGAATTGCCTAGTGTTCCTGGATATCTTGCAATGAAATCGTTACCAGATGTGATTGTTGCATCATCGATCTCATCATCGTTTTTAATTAATTGGGCTGTGCCCCCTGTCGAAACAGAATTCAGAGAGCTAGAATCCGATACACGAGTAACATATAGTTTGTTACCGTAAGCTAAGAAACTAGCTGCTGTGTGAAATGTTTCTGCGTTATAAAGCAGACCGTTAGCAAATGGCGCTGGATCACCAAACCTAGCGACCAGTGTCTCTTCACTGTCTACTAGAACACGTGTTTCCACCGGGCCCCATTTGAAAACCCCTGCAATTGCGCCTTCTGTAGTAGAAACAGCTGGTACGACAGTACTCAGATCTATTTCTGATACATTTACGCCTGGACTAACCTGAAATGGCATTTCAATTCTCCTTTATTTAAAATAGTATAAGCTCTCGATATATTTATAAATCCGTGACTTTAAAAAAGCATTGTATCACGGTCATAATCAAAGTCCCAGGTCGTTACGAGCTCACCACCTTTAAATTCATCATTCTCTTCCCAGGAATTGTCTGTACCACTATCTATAAAACCAAAAGGCACGAGCTCGTCTTCAAGTGCTTGTTGGTTGAGCTGATATAGATTTTTCTTAATGTCAATATCAGTCATTTCTTTAAAGTAGTCTTGTTGTGACAACCACGCAAACAGAACAAGGCACATCGCCAAATCATCATTCTGTCCCTCTTCTGCTTCGAAGTTTGTTCCTCGCTTGTTAGCTACGAACGTCGTCAACTCAGACAATATATCGAAATCACTTATAACTAACCTATCGTTTTCGATAATAGTTTTTAACATAGAACAACCAATCCTCTTAAGTGAGGAGGTTGTTCTAACCCCTAATTGGCTATCACCACCGCCAAAGCCTCCACCAACTAGTTGGCCAGCTCTTCCTTTCCATTGAGCTTTTATGAGACCCTCGTATTCTAAATCATGATGAAGTATGTCAGCTACCTGCTGACCTATGTCATTAATCTCTACCATTGTCATTGCATTGTTGTAACTTCGTGCAGCATTGTAAATTGCTTTAGGATACAACACAGGAGCCATGGTATTGTTCTTAAAAGTAGCTACTACTTTATAAGGAACCTCAGTGACGTCAAATACTACGAATGCGCTATAATCATTACCTACACCCCTACTGGTGTCAACTGTTATAGCGTATATGTGACCCTCTTTTGGTCTTTCAAATATCTTTAGACTTTCATTGTGTGACATTGGCTCTTCGTATACCAATGTTCTTAATTTATTTGGATCGATCAGAGTATTAGACGATCCAAGAAACTCACACTCAAATTCTACAGCAAACTGCTTTTCTGAAGTGTTTCGAATTGTTTCTTCTTTCCACTTCTCATCTCTTCCTGGAACGTCCCACCAATTCACGCTAACAGTAGCGTAATCGTTCATGTTCTTCTCTGCATCATGCCACAGCTTGTAGAACATATTCATACCATTTGGCGTTGAGGTAATCAATACCCTTGATGTTCTACCAGAAGAGATGGTAGGGTATACTGAACTGAAGAACTCGTCTTGAACAGTAGAAGGTACGAACGCAAATTCGTCAAGGTATACTAGGTTTATAGACATACCTCGAACAGATGAGGCTGATGTTGAAGAAGCAAAAATCTTACTACCGTTCTCAAGAACAACGCTACCTTTATTCCATTCTACCACACCTTGTTGCAAATACCAAGGCAGATTTTCATAAGCTAATTGCAATCTACCAAGAATCTCTCTTGACGTGGCAGCTTTGTTAGCAAGAATAGCAATATTGAAATCTGGATTAAACAACGCATAGTGTAGCATAATTGATACCATTGTCGTCGTTTTACCAGTCTGTCTAGGCATCTTACAAATAACAAAACGGTTGTCATTAACCGTTCTCATAATCTCTTTTTGATATTCGTAAGGTTGGTAAGGAATCAAGCCTTCATCGATATTGACAATCTTTATGTAATTTTCACAGAAATACACGACATCATTACTACACCGTACGATTTCTTGAATTTCCTCTTCACTAAAGTCAATCTGTACATTAGACTTCTTTAGCTTGGGGTTACCTAGGTAATGGTCAGCCATCTGTCTTTATTTTTCTAGCACCACCTTCTATGAGTGCAGTTAAGTCCTTCGTTGATCCAACAAAAAGGTTATTAGTTACTTTCTCTGGACCTTTTTCTTCTGGGTGCATATCCTTCATCTTTTTCTGAAGGTCTAATAGGTCCTTATTAGCTGTCGATAACGTACGTACCAAATCAGCCACGACCTCAAATGATCTGGGATGTTGACTTTGTTGTGCAAGATCAACTATACCATTCAATGCGTCAGTGCCCCTTTCAATAATGTTATACAAATTCTCTCTAGCATACTTAAAGTCGTTGTTTAAGTCTTCATCCACGGGTTTAGTTTCCCTTGTGGGAACTAAGTCTCCTTCCATTGGTGTTAAATCCAATGCAGTGCTTATAGGGTCTTTATGGGGTGTCTTGTCCATCGAAGTAGGCCTCAAAATCAGTTATGACAGCATAATTATCTCCAGACTTAATTAAGTCTGGTGCTATCGAAGCAGCTGCATTAGTAGTCGGGTTTCTAAATTCGTCTAAACCTGGTTTACTCTTGACAGCTGTAGCTGGGGTATTTGCACCGAGCGTGGTATAGAAGTTTACATTAGCTTCGTTAATAATACCAGTCTCTCTAATCGGTCCATACAAATAACCCTTCATTACGAAACTCAAATTCCAAATCAACGCTCGTCTCGTTTCAAAGTCTCCTTCGTATGTATCTGTCGAGGAAAGTGACTGAAGAACAATAGGAACGTCAACTTTAATGTCCATGTCATCGATCAAGTTGATTGTCGAGGTGAATTCTGGTGTAAAGAATGGAAGAATTTGCTCTAGTATTTGGGT